ATTGGTCTTGCTCTCAACCTTCGCGCTTATGACTTTGTATCCCAAGAGATCAGAGCAGCAGAAGATCCAGAGTTCGAGACCTTCTACACGAAAAACATTCTTTTGAATGAAGGTCTTCGTGCATGGTTGGCACCTATTGATCAACCACATGAAAACTTTGTATTTCCTGAAGAGGTATTGCCAAGAGGCAATGCTCTGTGATATACTTGGGGGGTTAACGCCCCCCTTTTTTCATGGAGATAAAAGTATATACAATTCCTGGTTGTAGGTATTGTGATCAAGTAAAGGAGTTGTTTGTTAGAGCAGATGTTGAGTACGAAGCAGTAATGCTTGACACCGAAGAACTAAAAGAACAATTCAAAAGTGAGCATCCAAACGTAACTGGATTTCCTCATGTTATTATTGACGGTGAGGTAATTGGTGGTCTTGTGGAGACTGCTAGATTATTTCTTCAAAAAGGTATGGTTTCCTCTCGCAAAAAATGAGAGAACTTAAAATAAATAGAGGCATAGAGCTCATGCTCAGGAGGGCAAAAAAGAAGGAAGAGAAGGAAAAGAAACCTTCAAAAGGTTTCGCAATCACCAAATTATTCACCCTCCTAAAGAGAAAAGTCTACTTCAACTTAGAACTTTGGTGGGATAAGCAAGAAACTTAGTTCGGAGTTGAACAATGACTGAAACTTTATTCGTTTATATCTCAGCAACAGCGTCATTTATTTTCTTATGTGTGGGTGTGTTTGCTGGTTGGACAGTGAATGAGAAGATGCACGAGTATCTCTATGTTAAAGAAGCAGAGAACGAGAGACTCCATCCCGAAATGTACGACGAGGAAGGGCAATGGATCAACGAAGAACTCTTATCCGTCAGGTTCGTAGACGAGGATTACGACGATGAATAAATACTAATTACGGTACACAAATAGTCATGCAATTATTACTCAATGAAGTGTTGCAAAAGGTCAGCAATGCTAAGACCAAAGCACAAAAGATCAAACTCTTACAGCAATACAACACCCCAGCACTCAGACAAATTCTGATTGCGAACTTTGATGAGAGTGTCATCTCGATGCTTCCTGATGGTGAAGTACCATACAAAGAGAATGAAGCACCTGAAGAGACAGAGCATACTGTACTAAACCATGAGTACCGTAAGCTATATCTCTTCTTCAAGGGTGGAGCAAACGTCTCTCAGACCAGACGTGAAACTTTGTTTATTCAACTCTTAGAGGGTTTACATAAAGGCGAAGCTGAGGTATTGTGTCTCATGAAGGATAAGAAAATCGGCAAACGCTGGAAGATTACCAGGCAGTGTGTCGAAGAAGCCTTCCCGCAAATTGAATGGGGCAATCGGTCTTGAAGATTAAAATTATTCATGAAAACTGTGATCCAGAACTGGCAATGGATTCCTCTCTTCCATACACTGCATACCTAATTGGGTATGAGAGTGGAACTGGCATCCAACATGACATCGCTGTTGCTTCCAAAAAGGTAGACATTTTTGACTACTATTGGGATAAATATCGTAGTGTCATTAGCATGGAACAATCTAATGGCAAAGTAAATCCAAAACTCTGGAACGATCCAAAAGCTAAAAAGAAATGAGCGCATCACAAACAGGAAACTGGGCAATCTTCTACAGGAAACTTGAAGAACCAAATATTTGGTACACAATGAAACTGTGGAGGAAGGATGGTGTCCTGGTATCTGCAAAAACATATGATGATGTGTACAAATTCACTCGCTTTAGAGAAGCGTTTGATTTCGCAAAGAATTTAATTACAGAAGAACCAACTCCAAAGTATGACGCACAGGTAAAGCGTGTGTGTAAGACTAGAGGAACAGGGTTCTACCTAGCAGGAAATTAAGAAATTGTAAACGGTATCGTATGTTACCGTTTGCACACAATATATAGTTATGGTATAATAACCATACGTTCATCTTATGCTCAGCACTCTGCTGGCATTGACCCTTGCCCATCATAATGACGGCAACCCTTACGGGTGGCACATGAGTTGTGAAAGGTTTCTACAGAAACGAATTGAAATCCTTATGGATGACAATTTGGATCGTCGGTCTAAATATAATCTTATAGGTTACTTTAGATCTAAAGTAGAAGGTCAATGTGATAATCAGACGTTGACATAAGACGCAAGTAAGTCGCGGAACGGAGCGTTCATCCCATGTTTGAACTATTACTTTATGCTGATATCAAATGCACCGATGCTGCTGATATACTCAGACGCCTCGATGTTCACCAGCATATAGCTAATGAGATCAAGGTAGAGATTATTGCGACCGTAAAGGAAGCAACACCTCACTGCAATTGGGACGCAAACGACTGAAGGAACGGGATTAAAAACCCCTAGTATTTCAGGAGCACCTACAATGAACACACTTCTTTTGATCAAGAAGCAGATCAACAAAGCATCTGCACTCCACGATGCACAGATTTCTCACACTGCTTATCGCGGCGTTGAGTATAATGTGAATTGCGAGAAGGTCAAAGAGACCCATGGCACGTACTGCTACAGAGGTCACGTATACAACAAATGAACAACTACACATATCATGATGATGATATGGACAAGGACAGCAGACCTCCAGCATGTTATCAACTCAAATATAGAGGAGTAACATACTGGTCCTGCTATCGTATTCATTTGACAGACTGGTTAGATACAAAGTATTCTTTACCAGCATATAATAGGAGAGATTACATTAAGTAGTCTCTCCTTTTTTGTAGTTGTGTAAAAAAGCAATAAATGTATACTACGATACATAAACTTGCATAGATAGTAATAGAATTATGCGAGGTGAAAAAATGAAACCTTACCCTCCCTATATTATGGTTCATTGCTTGGAGGAAGACCATGCACAATCTACTATCACGCTCTCAGTTAGATGAGTGGCGACACTTTGAAGACACTTTAGATGGACTGGAGGTAGAAAATCAAAAACTTAATGACTATTTCGAGTGTCTAATAGAGTGCGATCTATTAGACCAGGGTTCATGCAAAAGGGTATGTAGCTACATCCTAAAGTAAACTGTAAGGAGGGGTTGTCCCCCTCCTTTTTTTGTGTTATACTAAACTCACCTTACCATAAATATATGGATAGAGAAAAACTGAAACTCATTGTCAAGAACCTTAAGTCTTTAGTAAACGCATTAGAGAGTGAAGTATACTCAGATGTGGAAGCTTATAAATCAGATGTAGGCAACCCTAACTTCGGATTTTATCAAGGGGGAGACGACGATGACGGATATGCAGACTGACTGGCGCTATAGTGATGAACGAATGGACGTAAGAACGCAAGGACTAAACATCCTGCTGCATAAATTTGGATCTGAGATGTGCTCAGATGGATCACCACGTTATAGTAGTCAGAGTATCTATGAATGTGTTCACGATTGGGTATCCCAAGGCAACGTGAGGACAGATGGTATTGTTGCCTACTACAAAGCGTACTATGACCCGATTAAAAGATCAAATTAGACTAGCAAAAAGAGCGATTAAAGAAGCACAGAAGAACCCCAACTTGTACTCAGAATATGAGTTACAATACATGGCACTTCAGTTAGTCCAAGCAAAAATACAATTAAAAGCAAAACAACAACGCCGCAAGCAGGAGAAAGGATTTAGCAATGAACTCAGTGAAACTAGTAACAGTAACTCCAGACGCAGAAAAGACGATGGGTTACGTGGCAAGAGTGAGCAACCCGAACAACCAGGAAAACCCGAAGGTAGCGGGACTACTTAAGTATTGCATTAAACACAATCACTGGAGTGTCTTTGAGCAAGCACACATGACCCTGGAGATCTCTACTACCAGGGCAATCGCAGCTCAAATTTTGAGGCACCGTAGCTTCACATATCAAGAGTTTTCCCAGCGGTATGCTGATAGTTCTATGTTGGCAGAGGAAATTCCTCTGTTTGATCTACGCTCTCAGGATACTAAGAACAGACAGAACTCTATTGATGATGTCGATCCTTTTACCAAGCAAGAACTTGAGATTGTTATCAAGCGTCACTTTGAAAGCAGCATGGATATCTATCAACAGATGTTGCGCTTAGGAATTGCTAAAGAATGTGCTAGAATGGTGCTACCTTTAGCAGTACCAACTAAAATCTATATGACGGGTTCAGTTCGTTCGTGGATCCATTATATTGATTTGCGTTCTGCTAATGGCACACAGAAAGAACACATGGACATTGCATTGGATGCACGTCGTGTGTTCTGTGAACAGTTCCCTATTTGTGCTGAAGCACTGGAGTGGTTATGAAACCTATTACATTAGAAGAATACAAAGAAGCAGGTGAGGAGTTTTGGCCTAAGTATGATTACATCGCTAAAGAACTAGGTGAAGGTGCTAAACCTGAGCAAGTTCTGAAGATCATGGAAGCACTTGCTGGTGTTGTCATGAAGAAGCGAGTAGAAGATAAACTTGCACCTTTCGGATTTAACAAGGAGAAAAAAGATGCCGACGTATCCAGTAATTAACAAGGTCACTGGCGAACAGAAAGATGTCAGGATTTCTATCACTGAATGGGATCAGTGGAAGATTGATAATCCTGATTGGGATAGAGATTGGAGTGATCCATCTACTTGTCCCAACTCTGGAGAGGTGGGCGATTGGCAGTCTAAGATGAGTAGAACTCACCCAGGTTTCTATGACATCATGAAGAACAAGATCGCTCCCAAAGCACCAACAAACAAAAGTATCACTGAAAAGTACAACTAACTATGCCTGCAAGAAAGAAGACTACCAAAGCACCTGGCGAAGGTATGACTGCGAAGCAACGCAAGCGTCGCAAACCTATTGATGAAGCATACATGCTTCCTATTGAACCACTGACTGAGAACCAGAAGGTCATGTTTGACGCCTGGGATGAAGGTAAGATGGTCTATGCCTATGGCGTAGCAGGTACAGGTAAGACCTTTGTGGCACTGTACAAGGCACTTAAGGATGTGCTCAATGAGTACACACCATATGAAAAGATCTACATTGTCCGCTCTCTAGTTGCTACTCGGGAGATTGGTTTCCTTCCTGGAGACCACGAGGATAAGTCTTCTCTCTATCAGATCCCGTATAAAAACATGGTGCAATCCATGTTTGAAATGCCAGATGACAATTCATACGAAATGTTGTATGATAATCTGAAGGCACAGGAAACTATCTCGTTCTGGTCTACCAGTTTCATTCGTGGTACTACACTAGATAACTCTATTGTTATTATTGATGAGTGTCAGAACCTGAACTTCCACGAACTTGATAGTATCATCACTCGTGTTGGTCAAGACAGTAAGATTATTTTTTGTGGTGATGCAGCACAAACTGACCTACAGAAGATCAGTGAACGCACAGGTATCATTGACTTCCAACGCATCCTACAGAACATGCCTGAGTTTGCGATGGTTGAGTTCGGTATCGATGACATCGTTCGTTCTGGTCTAGTCAAGTCTTATCTCATCAACAAAATTAATCTAGGTCTATGAAGTTGTTCAATCACGTAGGTGAGATCGAACCTATTGAAATGTCTGCTGAACAGGTGGATGGCAAACGCATGTACCTGACACCAGAAGGTTTCAAGTTCCCGTCTGTCACCACCGTGATTAGTAACAACAAAGAGAAGATGGCGGGCATTGCTAGGTGGCGTGCTCGTGTTGGTGAGAAGGCAGCAAATGCTAAGTCTGCACGTGCTACTGGTCGTGGCACAAAGTATCACTCTATTGCAGAGGATTACTTTAACAACAACCTAGACCTGAAGAAGTACAGTAAGTTCCCTCTTCCTGTGTTAATGTTTCACCACAGTCGGTCTGTTTTGGACCGTATAAATAATATTTACTTACAGGAAGCCGCGCTCTATTCAAAACATTTAGAGTTGGCAGGGCGCGTAGATTGTATCGCTGAGTTCGACGGCGTGTTGTCTATTATTGATTTTAAGACAGCAGAAGAACCTAAGCGTGAGAAATATCTTTACGACTACTTCGTTCAGGAGACAGCATACGCTTGTATGTTGCAAGAGAACTACGGGTTGACTGTTAAACAACTCGTGACAATCGTTGCTTGTGAGAATGGGGAAACTCAAGTCGTCGTGCATCCTCCTAAGAAAGAATTCTTTATGAAACTTATGAGTTACATCGACGAATACCAAGAACGATATGGACAAAAAACAATTATTAGAGGATAAATTTATGACCGCTGCGAAGTTTTCGCAGGAAGTGGAGAAGATTGCATTACACAATCCAGACATGAATTATATTGATTCGGTTATCCACTATTGTGAAATGAATGAGATTGAACTAGATAGTGTCAATAAACTGATCAGCAAACCGCTGAAAGAAAAGTTGCGCCATGAGGCACAGCAATTAAACTTTATGAAAAAAACAAGTCGTGCGAAGTTAATGCTAGTATGAGTTTCTTTAAGTCAGAAATTGTCAAGGGTGACATTCAAGAGATGCTGGAGTTACAGCAGTTCTGTTTCAGATCTGCTATGAATTTCATCCTCCTCGAACCAGAGAGGAAGATGGAATACTTTGAAGCACTAGAAAAACTTATTGGAAAGCAACAAATTTTCTACGCTCGTGCTAAACTGAGCGAAGACCCTGAAGCAAAGTCAGTCGTCGAGACCATGAAGCAGGGCGTTGTCATGCTAGGTGCAACTCCTGGTAAGACCATTGAAGAAATGTTTCAAGAGCTACTCAATAAAGTGGCACACATGAAGCAACAACTGGAAGCAGAAGGTTGACGCCACGTCACTGACCTGCTACTATTACATCGTTGGGCAGACGGGACTGGGAGACTAGTTCGCACGTAAGACCCAACACACACAGACCAAATCCAAAACAAATCCGAGGTAATCCTATGTCTTTTGCAGATCTTAAGCGTAAATCCCAGAACAATTTCTCCTACCTACAGAAGGAATTGGAGAAGTCATCCAGCGGTAAGAACGTTGATGACCGTTTCTGGAAACCAGAGGTTGACGCTTCTGGCAACGGGTATGCAGTTATCCGTTTCCTTCCTGCTCCTGAGGGTGAGACCATCCCATGGGCAAAACTGTACTCCCACGCCTTCCAAGGTCCTGGTGGTTGGTACATCGAAAACTCCCTGACCACACTCAACGAGAAGGATCCCGTTGGTGAAGT